AGTCCTATTAGTTCTTTATCTGCAAGCTATTTAATAGTAGGTGGTGGTGGTGCTGGTGGATATAACGGAGGCGGTGGTGGTGCTGGTGGTTATCAAACTTCTTCAGTTACCATTGATACAAATTCAACCTACACAGTTACTGTAGGTGCTGGTGGTACTGGAAGCAACACTAGAAGTATAACTGGTGGCGCTGGTGGAAATTCAACATTTAGCGCTTTTGCTACTGCTTCTGTAGGTGGCGGTGGTGGTTCTGGAGATACTGTTACTGGTGGAGCAGGAGCATCAGGTGGTTCTGGTGGCGGTGGCGCAAATGAAACTGGTTCAGGCGGTGCTGGAACTTCAGGTCAAGGATTTGCTGGTGGTAATGCTTCTGGGACAGGAACTTATCAAACTGGCGGTGGTGGTGGCGCTGGGGCAGTTGGCGCAAATGCTGGATTACTTACAGGCGGTAATGGTGGAGCAGGAACAGCTTCTTCAATCACAGGTTCTTCAGTTACCTATGCTGGAGGTGGTGGAGGTTATTGCGATAATACTGGAACTGCTGGCTCTGGCGGTGCTGGTGGCGGTGGTAATGGTGGCAAAGGAAACATATCAAATGGAACTGCTGGTACAACCAACACAGGCGGTGGCGGAGGAGGTTCTGGTGGTGGTGGTAATGGACAAAATGGCGGTAGCGGCATAGTAATCATTTCATACTCTGGTAGCCAACAATTCTCAGGTGGCACAGTAACTACAAGCGGTGGAAATACTATACATTCATTCACTAGTAGTGGAAGTTTAGTTCCTGTTATTCAATATTTAGTAGTTGCTGGCGGCGGTGCTGGTGGTTCAGGCACTATTAATGATAGTGGTGAAGGTGGCGGTGGCGCTGGTGGTTATTTAACAGGATATTTAGGACTTACTGCTGGCGCTCAATACACTATTACTGTAGGCGCTGGTGGCTCTGCTGTTACAGACACTAGAGGTGCAACTGGTTCAAATTCTGTAATAAGTGGAACTGGAATTACTACTGTTACTGCTAATGGCGGTGGTGGTGGCGGTGGCACTAATGTTCCAACTGGCGCTAATGGTGGTTCAGGCGGTGGTGGTCGAGGAGGTAGCGCTTTAAATGCTGGTGGAGTAGGCTCACAAGGAAGCAATGGTGGTAGTGGCGCTGGAGCACCGAATGAAGGTGGTGGAGGTGGTGGAGGTGCTACTGCAGTAGGCTCTAATGGAACAACACTTGTTGGTGGTGCTGGAGGAGCAGGTACTGCAAACTCGATAACAGGTTCAAGTGTTACTTATGCAGGAGGAGGTGGCGGTGGAGTTTTTAGCGCTTCTGGTGCTGGTTCTGGTGGTTCAGGCGGTGGTGGAGCAGGTGGCGCTAATGCTGCAGGAACAGCAGGTACTGCAAATTTGGGCGGTGGAGGTGGTGGCGCTGGAACAATATCTTCTGCTTATGCTGGAGGCGCAGGAGGTTCAGGAGTGGTTATTTTATCAGTCCCAACTGCTCGATATACAGGCACTACTACTGGTTCACCTACAGTCACAACTAGCGGTACAAATACAATCTTAAAATACACAGCATCAGGTACATACACAGCTTAAAGGAGCAAAAATGTCGCATTTCGCAAAAGTAGAAAATGGAGTAGTAACCCAAGTCATTGTTGCTGAACAAGACTTTATTGATACAGGTGTATTAGGTCATGGTTGGGTTCAGACTTCTTATAACACTAGAGGCGGTGTTCACTATGGTATTGATGGTCAACCTGATGGCAAAGAAGCTCTAAATAAAAACTATGCTGGCATTGGCTACACTTATGATGGCACAGGCTTTGCTGCACCTAGTCCTTTTCCTAGCTGGACATTAAACTCTGAAAGCTATATTTGGGAAGCACCAACACCAAAGCCAGAAGGCTTATATGATTGGGATGAAGCTACCCTTTCTTGGAAAGAGTCTGAGGTTGCATAATGGCTGAAGAATTTTTAGACCCATATAAATATGGCAAACTAGTGGCTCAGTTTGAAGCAATGGAAAAGAAGATAGATACTATGGAAGTAGATATTAAGATGCTTCTTGGAATGGCAGAGCGCTCTAAAGGTTCACTTTGGGCGCTTATGGGTGTAGCTTCTGTTGCCGGTGGTGTAATTGCATGGATTACAGGCTTCCTATTCCATAAAGCATGAAACTCTATCCTAACTGGAAAGACATATTGCGAAAAGCATGGTCGATTCGGTTTATGGTTATTGCTGCAATACTATCTGGAATTGAAATTGTCTTACCGATCTTTGGCGATCAAATACCTAAGAATCTGTTTGCTATTCTTTCTTTCTTTTTTGTGGCTGCTGCTTTTATTTCTCGGATTGTGGCTCAGCGAGATGTTTAAGCGCAATGAAATAGCCGCTATATCTTTATCTGCAACTGCCCTAGTTGCTATAGCCTTGCATGAAGGATATAAAGATATGGCTTATATTCCAACCCCAGGCGATGTACCGACCATTGGGTTTGGTACTACTGGTGGGGTAAAATTAGGCGATAAGACTACCCCTACCCAAGCCCTATCTAGAGCAATGGTAGACATTCAAAAATTTGAGGGTGCTGTTAAAAGCTGTGTGCAAGTACCCCTAACTCAAGGCGAATATGATGCTTACATTTCTCTTTCTTACAATATTGGTAGTTCTGCTTTTTGTAATAGCACTCTGGTTAAAAGACTCAACCAAAGTGAATATGCCCTTGCCTGCCAAGAAATTCTTAAATGGAATCGATTCCAAGGTAAAGAATTGGCTGGGCTAACCAAGCGCAGGCAAGAAGAATACCTAAAATGCTCGATCTCTTAATTTCCCCATTTGCTAGGATTATTGGCATAATTGCCCTTGTAGGCGCTTTGTTTGGATTTGGCTACTATCGGGGCTACTCGGCTGAAAAAGAGCGCTATGAGGCATTTAAAGCCCTTGTAGCAGCACAGGCACAGACTCAAGAGATCATTAACCAGAATACCAAGAAAAAACAAGAAATAATCGCAGAAAGTGTAAAAAATGAATATCAAGCTAAACTTGCTGCTGTCCGCTCTTATTATGGTGGGCTGCGCTCATCCAGTACCAACAATCTGCCCAGCTTATCCAACCCCACCAAAGATTCTGTTACAGCCACCTCCGACCCTGTTTTTGTTGGACAATGCGCTGAAACCACAGTAATGCTTGTTTCTCTACAAGATTGGGCTAAAGCTGTAAGCACCGATAAGTAACTCCATCAGGCCATTGCTGGTCTACTGAGTTTTTATACAGTTCAATTATCTTTTCTGGATACACCATCTGAGGCGCACAAAAGTCAAAGCAAAAAGCATAGACCAATGGCACTTCTTTGCTAGAAAAATTCTCTAGCATTAGCGGTATTAAATCAATCTCTTTTTTCTTAAAATTTGGCGATCCCTTTACTTGCACTACTAATGACCCATTAGGGGTATTTACAAAGTAGTCTGGGATGTTTCTCAGCAATGGGTTAATTAAAAAAAACTTGGGTATATATCCATTTTTTGAATCAAACCCTATCCGCACAAACTCATACCCTTTTTCCTTGCAGTATCGCTCAAACAACATCTCACCTTTGTTATCTACTGTTAGCCTTTCGGCATAGGTGTTATTACCATTCATTGCCAGCCTAATCGGTAGGGGGCTGGCGCTCCTGTGTGAAGGATGTAGCCGATCTCTGGGGTTCTCATGGCGCTCTGTCAGATTCCTTTTGAGCTTTAAGAAAGGGTTTACTTTTTTCTATTGTCTTTAGTTCATCTAAGAACCATTCTTCAATAGTATTTATTTCTATACCCATCCTCAAGCACTCAATGACAAATGCTGTTAGTTTGTCCTTCATTACATACAACTCACAACCGACCCACAGATAGTGCAAACCCGCATCTTTCCATCAACAATAATGGTCTGGGTTTGGCAAGCATAAGCTGTAGTAGCTAATGTTAGTAATACTAGTGCGATTAATTTTTTCATTTTGTTTTCCTTAGAATGGGATGTCATCAATAATCTTAGGCATTTCATCTTCACCTTTTGCCTTAAAATTGCTTGCTTCTTTTACCTTACCTATTTGGCCAGAAAAAAACTTCCCATTCTTGCCATCTTTTAGCCAGGCACTTAGCCAATGCTCTCTGCCATCGACCATAATTGACCCTGTGTAATCTGGGTGCTTTTCTGTTTCCTTGCGAGTATTTTTAAACAAACTAAATTGCCCATCTTTCATTTCATAAGCCATTATTTTCTCTCTTTCAATTGGTTAACCATACCTTCAACTTCTGTTAAAAATTCTACTACTTCTACTTCCATTGTGCCTATATATTTATCATCTCTTGGCACTCTTACAACAAACAACTGTAAATCCTCTGGCAGCCTTGGATCAAAAGATACAAAGTCGCACCACTTTCTACCAGTAACTGCCATCTGGCATTGCATCTGGCTTATATACTTTGCTGGTGCTTTGTTATCGGTTAGATACTCTATATGGGTAGCTGAGTTAGGACACTTGATCTCAATCATGCCATCATGCGCTAGGCCATCTGGGCTACAGCCAAACATCGCTATAGTTGGATGCTCAATAAACCCAACTTGCTCAACCAGCACATCTTTTGCTATCTCATAGGCTATTCTTGCCATTGGCTCTGTGGCAGTACCCCACTCCATTGCAGCATTGGTAAAAGACTCGCTAGGCAGCCCAGTTAGCCTTTGGACTACCAACTCAGCCCTATAGTTCTTTCTGCTGGCTGATTCTCCGGTTTTAATCTTGGCCATAACATCTGAAACCCGACTAGCAGTTACCTTGCCTAGCCTAAGTTGATGCCATTCTGGTGTCCCTTGCTCAATCATAGTGGTTTCGCCTTTAATATCTCTTTGGTCTGCTCAATATATTGGGTAGCTGCATCTAAAGCCTTTATTGCAGCCTCTTGATCTCTTAATAAACAAAACTTGTAAAACATATTAATTGCTAACTTAATATCTAAATAACTTTCTGCATAATCATCTGTTTTCATTTTTTCTTTGTGCTATTAGTTGAGTTTTTCCTAGCTTCCATAGGGAAGCACCTTTCTTGTCCTACCATCTTTTCCATAAAACTTATTGTGCAATCATCGCAAACAGTAACAATTTCTTGTGCCTGGCGCTGCTGAAACTTCCATTGCACATAGCTTTCTGAATCAAAACAAACTGGAAACCATTCATTCTTTATCATCATCTGCTAGTGGTTCTGGATCATCTGTCCTAATAAATTGAGCATCTACACCATCTTCTATCCATTGCCTTTGGTAAGACTCAGCCAAGGCATCGATGGCAGCATTCCAACCCAGCACAAAGTATTCCTGCGGATGATATACAGGCTTATCTAGCTTATTAAATGCTTCTAAACAATGTTTATTTATCATTTCAAGATTTCCTCTGCCCAAGTCCTAGCCAAACTCCATGCTTCAGCCAATAAAGCAAATGGCAGCAATAGGCACACAATCAACTCTAGGATTGCTTTCGCAATTTTTTCCATTCGATCACCTTTTCTTGTTTAGCTTCTGGCTCTAAGTCATCTATAGTCTTAGATATGGTGGCCTTAAAATCTCGCCATTTTTTCTGATACTTTGCCTGCTCGCTTGCTGGCACATAGTTATACAACTTAGACCACCGCAATGTTATATCGGTGCTGGCTGGTGTGTAAATATAATCTTTATCCATTTTTTTTTCCTTTGTATATTTGAGTTGATGCTCTTTCTAAACAAGTCCCACACTTCCATCTTCTTACATTGTTGGCAGTTGTTACCAACTTAAAACTTTCTTTAGGCTTTTCAACCTGACAAGAACTACACCACTTCTTCTCCATCCCAACCTTCCCTTAAAAATCCATATTCCGAAACATCCGCTACTGGTCTGAGCTTTAAACACACATCGCATTGGTCGATCCATATTCTGTGACTCTCTGTATTTTTTAGATGGTGTATACCCCACTTTTCTCCGCAGGATATACACACATTTTCTGGTTGCTCATCGGCTAGGTGCATTTGAGCTTCATTTCCTCATACACCTTTATAATTTGTTCTTGCATCCCTTTGTTGCTATTGAATTTGGTATAAGCATCAGCATATACAATCTTTAGGCTGGCAATGGTTTTGCTCGCCCTCATTTTGTCTACAATGGCATCGATGTCCACTTCTTGATCAACAGTTAATTTTCCTGATGCTGCATTGCCATCATCATCTGCCTGAACAATGCCCAAGAAAGCCGCTAAAGCACCTCTCCGCATATAGGTAACAGCAGCTAGGCAGCCATGGGCATCTTGCTTTGCTACCGGTATAGACATCTCTTGCTCAATCCATTCTCCAGAGCTATGCACAAGTCTAGTAATCAGCCACATTCTGCCCTCAAAATAATTGCCAGGCATCTGTATTACTGCAAGGCCATTCTTAGCCAATGCATCTCGACAAGAATCCCACACCGACTCTAGGTCAGCATACTTGCTTTTAAAGAATGGATTAGCAGAGTCTTTTACTGCAAATGTTAGTTGACCCTGAAGTTTTGAAAGCGCAGTTGCTAACTCTTTAATGCTTTCGCTTGATGCCATATTATTTCCCCTTAAAATTCATTAGTGCGATACAACTCGGACTCGGCAAAACCTTCTTGATACTCATAACTCATGTTATAGAGCTTGCGACCAAGGTTTGCCCAATCTCGCTTTTCAACTAAGTCTTGAATAATCTCAGCATTTGCTGGAGATGCATTTTGAATAGCCTCTCCCATCTTGAAAGAATCTGCTGGATCATATTCTTTAGTTCGCAGCATCTGAAACACTTTGTGATCAAAGCGCTCTTTTGCTGCTACTTCATCATGCGAATAGTTGTTATTCATAGTGTATATACTCCAATCCGCAGGCCATAAGTAACAACTACAATTAGCGCAATCAGCGCACCAAAACAACCTCCTAGTAAAATTTCTTTCATTTTTTAACCCTTCACAGTTAATAAGCAAGATTGCTTAAACACAAATATATAGCAAAAATGTAGAGATTTAAACATTTATTTTCTAAGTAGTTTCCCTAGTATGGTTTTGGCCTTTATCTACAAGGTTTGATGTAGAATTATTGATTTGGGAGGCATTATGGATAATGTTGCAAATACACAACAAAGCGCTTTTGATCGATTAATTGAGGTATTTGGCACAATTAAGGGTATCTGCGCTGCCATTGGGGTTAAGTATGTAACCTGCTATGCCTGGAAGATGAGAAATGGAATTCCTGCCAAATGGCACAAAGCCATCATAGAGGCATCCAATGGCAAGCTAACAGAATCAGACCTTGCCTAGCTTAAATCAGCGCACAATCGCGCTATTCGAGTCTAAAGGCTATAAGTGCGATGTAGTAGAGTCTTACAATGCTTTTACCAAGCGGAAAAAGGACTTGTTTGGCATATTTGACATTTTAGCTATTGGGAATGGGGAAACAATAGGCATTCAACTCACCAGCAAAAGCAATATGTCAGCTAGAAAAAAGAAGATAGAGGATAGCGATTTGCTGCCAGAAATCCTAAGAAGCCATTGGCGCATTATTATTATTGGATGGTTTAAGAAAGAAAATGGCCGATTTGATTACAAAGAGTTTGAGTTTTAGTTTATAATTTAGGTGCAGAGTGAGATCTGTTTAGTAAGTACCCTATACAAGACCCCTTCGGTCTGATCTGAGTGTTTATTAAATATCATAGGGTTATTTACTAAGCAATCTCACCTTAGATCAGTCCCAAGGGGTTTTTCTATTTCTGCCGCACTCCAGGCGAAACACAGAGCTTAAATCGGCTGCATGGAAGAAAAGATAGGCTTCATTACCCGATGCTAGCCTCGCAGACTTAAATGGGTACTGCACAAGTTTATAGATATATGGGTGATACAGTCTATAAATGAATGAACATTATCTTAGGAAGGATTAGTCCTTGCATCTGGCAAGGATGGATCAGGTGAGTTCACCCTTGTGGATGCTATTGTTAAAAGAATGACAGAAGAAGAATATATAAAACAAGCAACAGAGTTTGCATTAGGCGAAACAAGGTTCTCTCTACAACCCTTTCCATGCTTAGATGACAACTCAGGCCATGGGTTCGACCAACACTACATTTATCATGTAGCTTGGGCATTAAAAAAGATAAGAGAAATAAACCCTAAAAGCCACACAGACATTAGCTCTAGCCTACATCTATCTACTTGTGCAAGCGCCTTTTATCCTACTACTTACCTAGACTATAGAAAACCAGACCTCCAGTTAGAAAACCTAACAGTTGGCGAAATAGATTTAGCAACACAATCTATAGAACCAGTAGAGTGCCTAAGTTGCTGCCATGTAGTCGAGCATATTGGGCTAGGTAGATATGGCGATAGGATAGACAACACCGGTGATCTAAAAGCCATAGAAAACCTAAAACTAAGCGCTGCAAGCCATTTACTATTTGTAGTGCCTGTAGGTATCCCAACTGTTATGTTCAATGCCCACAGAGTCTATAGCCCTGTCTATATTAGAAACCTATTCTCAGAGTTTGATTGCGAGTTTTATCTTATTCCTAATACTAGGGATTATCCCTATATTGCGGAAATTGTAGAACTTGATATACCATATGGATGCGGATGTTTCTATTTTAGAAGGAAGATAAATGTTTAATGAGTTTTGGAGTCTGTATCCTAAAAAGATGGCAAAGGGCGCAGCTAGAAAAGCATTTGAGCGACTGACAGAAGCAAACAAACAGTTGGCCATACAAGCACTACCAAACCATATTAAATATTGGAAGTCTACAAATACAGAGTTAATGTATACACCTCATGCTAGTAGCTGGCTTAATGGTGAAAGATGGGAAGATGAGTTGGTAATAGAAGATAAGAAAAAAGAAGTAGTTGGCTGGCATAAGACCGAGGCAGGAACAATGGCCAAGGGTAGAGAGATAAACTTTAACCCAGCACCAGGCGAATCAATGGATATGTATAGACAAAGATTACACAGAAGGATACTAGAGCTTGAAGGACAAATGTGAATGAGTTGGCTCTTTTCGCAGGCGCAAATATGAAAACACATTGGAAAAGTTCTGTATATGCTAGAGAAAAAGCTAAAGCATGGAGATTATCTAATCCTGAAAAAGTTAAAGAATATCGCATAAAAAATCGCCAAAAAAATTATCACCAAGAGATTGTTCGCTAATATAAAATTAATTTTGATTGGTTTGATAAGCAATTTGAATTACAAAAAGGATTGTGTATGACCTGCTCTAAAGAATTATTGGGAACAGATAAACAAAACAAGCCTCATATAGACCATTGCCACACAACAGGAAAAGTAAGAGGAATTCTTTGCAACCGATGCAATACAGTTTTGGGTTTATGTTTAGATAACAAGGAACTATTTGTAAATTTAAAAGGGTATTTGGAATGTCATGGTTAATAAGTCAGGCGATGATGAGGGATTACGGGAACTCGCCCTCTTTGCAGGGGCTGGTGGAGGAATACTTGGGGGACATCTCCTTGGATGGAGAACAGTCTGTGCAGTCGAATGGGAAGCCTACCCAGCTAGCATACTTGTCGCCAGACAAAATGACAAAATACTCCCGCCTTTCCCGATTTGGGATGATGTTCAAACCTTTGACGGAAAACCATGGCAAGGAATTGTTGATGTTGTATCTGGAGGATTTCCATGCCAAGACATCAGCGCTGCTGGAAAGGGGGGGGGTATTACTGCAAGCCGAAGTTCAATGTGGAAACACATGGCGAGAATTATTGGCGAAGTTCGACCCAAATACTGCTTTGTGGAAAACAGCCCAATGCTCACTAATAGAGGACTTGGAGTTGTCCTTGGAGATTTGGCCGAGATGGGGTTCAATGCGGAATGGGGAGTGTTATCGGCAGCCGATGTTGGTGCAAAACATCTTAGAGAAAGAATCTGGATTGTGGGCTACTCCAAATTGCATGGACACATTGCCTCCATTGATAAGCAAGTCATATCAAGAAAGCCAAACAGGCCGAAGGGAAATATCAAGCAATTTGAGAGACCAAGTATTTCAAAGATTTCCAACTCCACAAGCATCGGACAACAGAGACAGGGGAAACATGAGCAATCCATCGATTCAGCGAAGAATTGCCAAGGGCAAACAAA